TGTAAATGTCACTGACCCCAGCAATGGACGCCCCCAGCTGCAAGTCCCAGTTATACCCAGTTGCGGCGCTTGTTAGGCCCACCCCGCCGCTTCCAGTAGCGGTGACGTAGTCTGTTTGCACAATTGTTCCAACACTGCTGATGGCCGTGGCGGCAACATCGTATTCCACATTGCTATCTGAGGGTACTGTAGCCGCCCAGGTCGCTCCCGTCAAAGTCGGGTTCTTCAACAATGCCACTTCATAGTTCTGGCTGGTTGTAGGAAGAAACTGAAGTCTGTTGGGCAGCACCACAGCGCCCGTACGGCCAGAAGCCAGCCGGATGGAAACAATAGGATAGAACGTAGCTGCCGTATCAATCGTGTTAAAGATTGTGGTGCGACGCGCCACATGGTCAATTGAGGTTTGCTCAAACCCGCCCTCCGATACAACGGAAGAACAAATCTGGGTTAAGGTTGCAGCAACCGCTGAAGACGAAACAATTTCATACCGCACTGGCAGGATAGCCGTGGTCATGTAAACCGTGGTCCCGTAAGTATTAGCAGTGTCAAACGTGTGGCAGACGATGTACTGGCCGTCAATGATGAACCCACAGCGAACAGAGCCAACCCCCAGCCATTCAAAGTCCATCCACAAAATCTGCGGGTGAGTTAAATCCAAGGTATAGCCAGACGCGCCCGTGCCGTCCAGTTTGTCGCCGTTCCAGCTAGATTGCGCCACTGTCCGGGAGTCATCTACAGAACCACCGGTATAGGACCGCAGAGTAAACGCATTGGTACCATCAGTCTTAGAAAAGAACACACCGTTCTGGGGGTTGAAGTAGCCAACTTTTTGGCTGAGGTTAGCGCTACTGCTGGCGTCCATCTGGAACGTGGCAAGTACTAATAGCCCCTTGCCGGGCTGGTACGGAAATGAACGATACGTTTGACGGACTACAGAACCCACGCCCCCAGCAGTTACGCTCATGCTGACACTGGCTTGGTTTGTATTAAACGTGGTTGAGCCGGTACCGCTAGTCGAAGTGTCAAACTGATTATCCGCAGCGTATCGGCTTTGGCTGTCAAACAGGGTATAGGGCTGGCTAACCCGCTGACGACCAAACGCATCCAGGGCTGCGGGCGGGAACGAAATTGGTACTTCTGTATTGGACGCCACAAGCTGCCCCACAATCTTATTTAGCTGGTTAAAGTACAGGCGCAAAACGTTGTTGAACTGTTCCTGATACCTGGAATCATACTGCCCAGGGGCCATGGGCAGGTTTGGTGGCGTAACCTGACTGAGTTCGTACTGTGACGTAACGATTAACGTCATCCTGTGTTCCCCCGGCGTCCGTCAGTTTTGATGTCAATACGAGGTGAGCCCAGCTGCCACTGAGAGCCAAGCTGTTCGTTTTCAAACTTAATAATCATCTGACGGCCACGCACCCGGACATAGACCTGCCCAGTGAACTGTTCAATTGGCGCGGTGGCGGTGCGAGTCACAGAAGCATCCGGGTTACCACCCTGCGAGATAGGGTTGTTATACCCAGAGCCAGAGTTCTGCATCGGGATCAAGGTCATCGTGCCTGTAGGTGAGGCTGTAGTAGATCCCCGGAAGGTAATGTCAGGCAACATACGCCAAACAAAACCAAACCTATCCCCATCGTCAATGTCAAATTCTGCCGAACTGATCAGCGTATAGATCGGAGCCGGGTTGTCACCGCTGTTATCGTCTAGCCCAGTTTCATGGCTTACGATGTTATTTACATACGTGGCGGCGATGGGGGCGGATTGCAGGCCAGAGTCTAGCCATGCCGTACGCGCCAAGCTCCCATAGAACCAAATACCTTCGCCGTTGTTCTCAACGTAGTTGTAGACAACATAGCGATCAATGGTGTTTGAGTTGGCCGAGCAATAGAACCACCAGACCTCGTTAAAGCCCTCATTGGTACCGGCAAAAAATAGTTCAGACTGGTCCAGGTTAATGTCGCTGTAAATATATTGACGCAGATCACAACGCAGGGTCTGAACCCGCCCGTCATATTTATAGAACTTATCCGTTCCCATCCAGTAGACAACGCCTGCGGATTGCGCAACCCCATTTAGGCCAACAATAGATATGTTGTCACCCAGAATTTGAGTCCCCCACACCACGGGCGGACCAAGGTACTGCAATGAGTACACGGTGGAGTCAGTGAACACCACAATTTCCTGCCGGGTCTGGATACAGGCAACAAGTTTTGAGCCGTGGGACAGGCGAACGCTGCCCGCTTGGTTGGTTGCGGACGGCGTCCAGTTGACCACTGATTCCTGGTCGCCCCAACGAATCAGCATAGGGTCTTGCACTGTAGACCCGTACTCGTTGCAGCCAAACGCAAACACAAACCGGCTGATGTCAGCAACAAATATAAAGTTTTGAACAGTCGGTACGTCAGATGCCCCGCCCAGAGACGAAACAGGTATACCCCTGATGGATATGGTGTGCGTGCCTGACTGCGCCCCTGACGTAGTAATAGCTGTGCCACCATACGTAGCCGCTAAGCTAAACGTAGAACCCGAGGCATTTACAACGTAATAAACAGTTCCAGGAGTTAGCCCAGTCGGAAGCGCCCCCGTGGTGTTCAGAACAATTGCGTCGCCATTGGAATAGCCCGTCGTAGCAGTAACAACGCCTGGAGATGCAATGGTTATGGTAGCGGTTACGGGTACAACGCCTTGAGTGGCATTCCAATAATAAATCTTCCCGCCCACAGAAGCGTAAATCAGGTCTTCGCCAAAATTGCTCTGGCTCCACAGACGAAGGAAGTCAGAAGACGAAGTAGACGGCTCGCCGTTACCCCAAGTGCCAAGTCCCCAACCTCCTGCTCCCCAGCCAACCTGGGCTATTACAGTTGCTGCGCCAATCGGCAGTTCATACATGGCATATACAGTGCCCCCGCCAGATGTTGTAGAGGCCGCAGTGCCGGTTGCAGTGATGGTGTAGGTGGTGCTACTGGGCGCGGTTTTGATCTCATACTCGCCTCCAATAGAGACGCCACCCACAGTGACTGTTGGGTTGAAAACCACATAGTTGCCAACTGCGAATCCTCCGGTAATATCAGTAACGGTGACGGTCGTGGCAGTTCCTGTATTGGTCGCCGTGTTGGTGGCGAACGGATTGGTCAGGGTATGGATAAAGGAGATCGGCGTAATATCGTAGTACGCACCGCCTTGGCTGATGTAGAACTTTTTGTCTGTACCAACACCAAGTAAGTTGTACCCAGTTAGGGTCACCCAGTTCCACAATGAACGGCAAATACCAAGAAATGTATTGACTGAAATACGCGTCCAGCCGCCAATCTTCTCAGGCGTACCCTGACGAAACCGCACCCATTGGCTGTCATACCAGCCGTTTTCATTGGTGTAGCGGGTGTTTTCTTTGTTTACACCGGCTTTGAGTAGCAGTTTTTTGAGCGGCATCGGGATTCCTACGACAGAAATACGGCGCGTTCGTCAATCCGACGGTTCTGCAGCCCTTTCAGGATTTTGCCACCAGCCATGCAATACTTCAATAGCTCTTCCGCAGCGCCCGCTTTATCCCCACGTAGCAGCTTCTGACGAAGCGTCGAACGCTGGAGTGTTCCCAGGCCGACGTTAAAAGCAAAAGACACAAGAGCATCAAAATTGCCTTGGGTGAGAGGTACTGGACAATACTGTGCCACTCCACGCTCAAACCGGCTAAGGTCGCTTCTGAGAATCCCATCAACTTCTTCCATAGAAAATACCCGGTCGTCCTCCGGGCGCAGGGGGACAGACATCCTGTCCTCTAGTTTTAGCTTGCCCTGCTCGGGGTACAGCACATGCCCCACGCCAATCGTCCAGAGCTTGGCCGGGCAACGGTAAGCCTTTTGTCTTACACCCTCATGGTGCATGATCATCTTGATGGCTTTGGGGCTGACGTTCATTTGCCGAATGCCCGACCGCCGAAGTGGAATGCAATGATGCTGGCAAACAGCGCCTGGGTTTCGTCGTCCCACAGCTGGTCAGCCATGTCTTGGAACCCAACGCCGGTGCTGAGGCCGTGGTATATCAGGGCGCAATCAATTCCGACCAACAGGAAGAAAAACCCGTAGGTAATCACCGGGCGTACGCTGGCACGCAGGTTCTTCATCCACTGGCTGGTGCCTTCGTTGAGCGCGGTGTCGTGGGCGTAGATGGCTTGCATCTCAGCCTGTTGGGCGGCAACCAGGGACTGCTTCTCAGCCGACTTGGTCTCAATCTCTAGCTGCTGGGTATGAACGTGCTCGACCCGCTCCTGGGCTTCAAACCCCAGTTTGCGCATCTCTAGCTCCCGGGCAATCTGCATCTGGGCCAACTCTAGCTCATGTTTTTTGTCACTGCGGTCTTGGAAGAAGTCCAGAATTTTGGGCAAGCCGCCCATCAAAAACGAGATCAGGGTAGAAAATAGTGTCAGCATTAGTAACTCTTTTTGGTTAACATTGATGAAGCAATGAGCAGCATGGACTGGGCGTCCTCTATGCTCTCAGGTCGATCTTTGTACCCGACGGTAATTTGACCGATGAAACGTGTTGCGT